CCGACGCCCACACCAACGCCTACACCAACGCCTACGCCAACGCCAACGCCAACGCCAACGCCAACGCCAACGCCTACACCGACACCGACACCGACACCGACACCGACACCGACACCGACACCGACACCAAAGGCAACCGGTTCAGGCGCCGCGTTGACGCCTACTCCAAACGTGGGTGTGGACGCAAAGCTATCTTACAAAAAGGTGTCGGAAGACACCCCTATTTTAAACCCGGTTTTGTTTAGTTTGGCCGGTGTTCCCGTACCACCATCAACACCCGAAAAACCCTTGACAGCCGACGAAGAAAAGGCTAAAAAGGAAGAAGACAAAAACAAAAATGAGGCACCTGCTTTGGACCTACTAAGTTTCTTTAATTTTGCCGAGGGTGGCATGGTCCCCTCGCACCCCATGGGAGAGCCAGAGTTTTATTCTGAAGGTGGTGCAGGAACAACATACATCCAAGGCCGTGGTGATGGTACTTCAGACCAGATCCCCGCCATGGTGGCCAACAGCGAATTTGTGTTGCCCGCGGATATTGTGTCTGCTTTGGGTAACGGCTCCAGTGACTCTGGTGCGGACATTTTGGACCAGTTTATTCAAACAATTCGAGCACACAAGCACTCTAACCCACCAGATGAGTTGCCACCAGAAAGCAAAGGCCCGCTAGAATATCTGTCTAGCGTGCACATGAAAGGAAGAAGATAATGAGCGTTTTTGACACCACAAGCACAACCACGACAACACTGCCGTCGTGGTTTACAACTGCACAGCAGTCAATTGCTACACAGGCACCACAAACTTACCAAGCGGCCACGGCCCCGGGGAGTACTGTTGCGGCCGGTTTGATTAGCGACCTCAACAGTCAAACCGCCAATCCTTTTACAACAGCTATTAGCGGACTACAAACAGCGCAGACGGCCAACGCAAACCCGTTTCTTAGCTCTGGTGCACCCGATACCACCACACCATTAGGTGGTTTGTTTGCTTCACAAAACGCTAAGTTAGACCAAATTCTTCCTCAACTTACAGAACAAGTTGGTGCCGGTGGAATTGGAACCGGCAACTACGGTTCTTTGCGCGGCCAAACGGCCACCAACACCGCGCGTGCGGGCGCGTTGACCACACTGGCCGAGCAACAAAACAAAGCCTACATGGACGCAATGCAACAGTCCATTCAAGCAGGTCAGGCTCTGGGTAACGTGGGCTCCCAATATGGCACCACGAACGTTAATGTAGCCAACCAAGAGATGATGGGTGGGTTGCCTTCGTTGGCCAAGTACAGCGACATCATTAACGCAATGGGCCCAACAACTGATAAAACAGTTGCCACTGTGGGTAAAGGTAGCCCTTACGAGAATTTACTTAAAACGCTTAACGCCGCGGGTACTGCGGGCATGGCGTGGGATAAACTTAGTTCTGGTAACACAGGACTTGGTTGGCTTGATAAAATCTTAGGTACGTCAGGCACCCAGTTTGTTGATGAATACGGCAACCTGACTAATGACAGAACCAACTACGAAGAAGCAAGAGATTAAGGAATACGCACATGGCACTTGACGAAGCAGTAGGCGGCTTGCCCGCTGACGAACAACAAATTAAAGCCACGATGCCAAAGGTTGGTGGGCTTTCGCTTGCCGGTCAAAAAGGTGTGTCTTTAAACCCCGCAGATAGCGCAGACATTCGTGACCGTTTGATGCAAATGATTCAGTCACGTGAACAGGCTTCTTCTGGTTGGGGTCCTATCATGGAACGCGCCGCTGTGTCCGCAGGCGGTCCCGGCACGTTTGCACAAAACCTACAATCGTACGGCACCAACCAACGCAACAGAGAGAAAGAACTTTTTGACATGCGTGTTGGCTTGGCACAGCTTAATACCGAAGAGCAACGCATCAAGCAGGCTCAAGAGCAAGCGGCCGCACAAAAGCAAATGTTTATGAAAACGCTAGGGTTGGAAGATACAACCCAAGCAGGGGGTATGCCTCAAGTTGGTGGTGCTCCTCAAGCAGGGGGTGCTCCTCAAGCAGGGGGTGCTCCTCAAGCAGTTGATGGACTCACCGCGCAACAAAAAGTTGCGTTGCTTCAACTGTATCAAACAAACCCACAAGAGGCACAAAAGCAATACCTTGCTTTGACTAAGCCAACAGATTTGCAACGCGAGTTAAGCTTCTTGCCTCCTCCCGTTCGCAATCAAATTATTGCGGCGGCTAAAGCTGGTGATATGTACAAACCATTCACCTACTACGATTCAAACTTGGGTCGAGAAGTACAGAAAAGCGCCGCGGATATTTTTGGTTCTATGTTTGGTGTGCCTTCGCAAACTTCAGGCTCTCCTGTTCCCGCCCCTGCACCAGTGGGCGCACCGGTAGCCGGTCCTGCGCCTGTGGCTGGTCCTGCACCTGTAAGTGCTCCTGTGGCTGGTCCTGCACCCGCTCCTGCACCCGTAGCCGCCAGAGTTCCTGCGGCAACCACAGGTCTTTCTCCTGAGTCTTTAAGCATTCAGAATATGCCCAATCCTCATCCAAAAGCTTCGCCTGCTTATGGGCAGTTTGAAAACGAGCGAGCTAAAAAAGTACTGGAACAACAAGCTAAAGAAGCAGAAATTCCTGCGGCGGGCGCCAAACGCGAAGTAGAAAAAGTTGCAGAAACTGCGGCTAAAGAGCAAGAGCAACACAGCGCCGATGTGAAGTTGGCGCAGAGAAACGCGATGATTGCACAGAGCATGCAAAAAGACATTCGCCAAGCTGATACTTTATTGGGTAAGATTGCAGGGGGTGGTGCTCAATCTGCATTACTAGGTTTGGTTGATCAAGGTATTTCGGCAGGAAGAATTGGCACAATAAATGTTCCCGGTTTTTCTGAAGCTGTTGTTAAAATGGACCCCAAGGCTAAAGACCCGGCGGTTATGGACGCCTACACTCGTGTAGCCAGAGACCTTGAACAATTAAAACTGGCATACACTCGCGTAGCCTTTGAAAAACAAGGTGCTGTAACAGAGAACGAGCGTAAACTAATCTCCACTGCAGTTGGCGATGTTAACCGCACGTCCCCTGCCAATTTGATGCGCATGGCCAAAGCCACAGAACTTGAAGCGCGCAACCAAATGGAGCAAGATTCTTTATGGAATCAAATGAAAGCCGCCGGATTGTCTTGGAATCAGTATAAAAACAGTCAAGAACTTAAAGATACCCAACGTAAACAATTCTATCGCACTGCTAAAACATTCGGTGTTACCAACGCGGTATATCCCGGAGACGAGCAACGATGACCGGGCTTGAAGCACTCAGTCCAAAACAGCGCGCTACAGCACAGCGCGTGATTGCGGAAGCAAAAGCACAAGGTGTGCCTGCAGAGTTGGCGTATGGCATGGCCATGCAAGAAAGTGGTTTTGACCAAAGCAAAAAGTCTAAGACAGGCCCCACTGGTGTGATGATGCTTGGTAAAGCGGCCGCCAAAGACATGGGCGTGAACCGCCATAACGAAATGGAAAACATTCGTGGTGGCATAACGTACATGAAACAAATGCTTGATAAATATAACGGCGACGTAGACAAGGCGTTAATTGCTTACCACGACGGCCCTAATAGCGCGTATTTCACAACAGGGCAAGCTAGTCCCGCCGCGCTAACACACATTCAAAAAGTTAAAGGATACGCAGGTATGCCAGTTTCTAATACACCCGCCGCCCCCGCTCCAATTTCTGCCGCAGGGCCGTCAAAGTCTGGTTTCAGTGTAACTATTGAAGACGTTGAACCATTAGATCTAACAGGTCTTGCAGGCACCACAGCGTCCGCGCCGGGTTTTGGGCGTCAACGTGACCTTTCTGATGTTGTAATGGGTGGTGCCGGCGCCGCCGCAGGATATGCTTTTGGCCCTGACAAACCAAAAACCAAAAAGCAACTTGAGCAAATGCGAATTCAAATTGCGGCGGACCGCTTGAAGCAAGCAGAAGCGCAAACCGCCGCGGCCGCAAACGCCGCAAACAAACCCGCAATGTTTGGCACAGGTAAAGACAACTGGAACATCAACCAACACGAACAAATGTTGGCTCAAAGTTTAGCCAACCAACCCAGTCAAGCCGCTATGGGTCAAATGGAGCCAGAGATGCGCGCACGTCTGGCCAAAGCGCAGGCCATGGCTCCCAACATGGCGCCAGCGGGACCTAATTCTTTGATTGCTTTGCCTAACACTGTGGGTCAGGGTAACAAGGTGTTGCCGGCCCCTGTTGCCGCGCCAGCCCCCGCTGGTGGTTTGTCTGCAATGCCCCCCAACAAACCAATTAACTTTGGTTCACGTGCAGGCCAAGCGGCTAACACGCTTGCGGGTGGTATGGTTGGCGCGCAAGTCAATGACATGGCACAACGCGCCGCACAGGGTGACTATGCAGGCGCGGGACTGGCTGGTTTAAGTGCCGCGGGTGCAGGTGCTACGTTTTCATCTAACCCTAGAGCCAAGATTTTGGGAGGGCTGACAAGCGCACTGGGCGCAGGTGCACAAAAACTGTACGACATCTTTAAGACAGAAGACGAAACCAAGTCAGTATTGCAACCAGAGGGTCAACCACCCAAGCTTAAAAAAGGTGGTGCAGTAAAAAAGTCGGACGGCGGCCTGTCCGCCGTTGAGCACTTTGATGGTGGTGGTCGTACTGGTGCGGCAAAAGCCGCGTGGCAACTTGGTAGTCAAAAAGTAGGCAAACTATCTGATTGGGCTCAGAATTATCTTGGCCAGTACTTTGTGCCAACACAATCCGACCGTATGGCTGGTGTTGGTGGTACCAGCTTCAGCGCTAATTCTTTGGCGCGCCCAGAGTACGCTAATCGTGCATGGGGCTCTGGTCAAAAAGCCACAGCAACAGGGATTGCCAATTTGGCTAAAGATCCCCGTTACGGTGGAACAGAGCGCCAGATCTTTGCACCATTGATTGGTTCAGAGAACATGCACCAATCTAATCAAATTGTGTACGATGAGCTTTTAAAACAGCACAACAAAAACCTGCACAAATATTCGCCTGAACGTGTTGCTGAAATTAACAGGTACATGCAAACAGGGGGTTTAAACACAGGAATTGCCAAACAAAAGTTTGACCCTATCCCTGACTTTAACGTTCTTGATCAAGACCTTCTTAGAAAATACGGCGACACGTTTGACACACGTAAAGCAATTGCAAACCACGCGTTTGGCGCTGAAGGTTTAGGTAAAACTAAAAAACGTATCTTTGAATACCAAAACATTTTGGACGAGATGCGTGATCCTCTCACAGAAGGGGCCTCTTCATTCTCTATGGGTCCTCGTGCGTTCAAACTGTCTGGTGATGTAGAACCAATTCCTCGCGCTGACTTGAACAAAGCATATCCTTGGATATTGCACGGCGAAGATCTCAACGTAACATACCAACCAGTGCCGTCTGAATTGTCTTTGCGTGACTTTCAAAAACAATGGCGTAAAGACACAGGCAACACAATGCCTAAAAAGTCTGGTGCATTAAAACAACCCGGCTACTATGAGCATACAGCGGGCTACACTCCTGAGGGCGCCTCTGAGCGTGTCTACCCACGTCAGTTGATTACTGAAGAGTGGATTAAAGATCTGCAGTCCAGTGCGTTTGCAGAGGGCGGTCAGGTACAGCACTTTGATCGTGGTGGTAAGGTGGGTGGTTTGACGCGTATTGCGGAGTCAGCGTATGACATGCTCAAGCTGACGCCTGAGAAGGTTGAAGCGTGGCGCAAGGCCAACGCAAAGCCGTTTAAGCAACAGCAGGACCCACAACTGGCCCAAGCGCTTGAAGCTTACATGACCGGCAAGATTTCACAGGCCGACTACCTGCGCATTATGAACGAGCGCAGGCCAATTCGCCCGTTGACTGAAGTGCCTACCGCGCACTCCAACATTGACATCGTGTCTGCGTTAGACAAAAACAAAGCCGACAAAGGTATTTTGGGTTTGAACCTGCAGGTGCCAGAGGGCATGCGCGTTGGTAACCGCCTTGACATTCCCGCATACGAGCGCTACGGCACCTACGTTGACACAATGCACGACCCTGCAGGCAAGCCTATTGGGTATGGTCACACAGGCCATTTAAAAGACGTGGAGTTTCAGTCTGATCCCAACAAGGCCATTCGCGTGGGCCTTGGAACCAGAGAGCAAGCGTTGACACCCTTGTCTGTAGAAGAGGGTTCAAACAAGGGTCCGTTCGCTATGATGATGGGCAACCAACAAACAACCAAGGACGAGGAAGTCCGCAGAATGCTTGCAGAGGCCCTACAGGACCCCTCATGGCGCCAGATCGGCATGAACCCATACCGAGGGTCACAATTCTACGACAAGGCCGACATGCAACCTGTATGGAGCGCGGCTGAGAAGATTCAGGCCGGACCGCTGGTGCTGGCGCGTGACGTAGAGAAAACATCGTGGAAAGACCCACGACTAAAAACCAAGTACGGCGTGAACTACGCACAGGGTGGTTTGACACACTTATAGGCTTGGGGGAGAAGAGTGGCTACCAAACCACCCCCCTCTTCGCCCTTATTTGCGGTAGCGTGTGTCGATCCAAGACTCTGCCGCAAGCGGGAAATCTCCCGCCCAACTTGGTGGTGTGGTCAAAGACTTCATCACCAATTCTTCAGTTTGTTTCGCGTCTTCAACACGGCATAACGAAAGAATTTCATCATGGATCAGGTTAATCACCGACACGCCTTTACCCTCCAGTTCAAGCGTAGCCTCGGCCAGAAAATCGCGTGCGGTTCCTTGAACGGAGGACTGGAAGATGCTAGACCCAATAAGCTTGTTGCGCCCCCACTTGCGGGTGAAAGTGTTCTGACTGGTGACGTACACCACGTCAGCCAACTTACCCCATGGCGTGTACTCCTGAACGACCTCAGGGGATTGCCAACAAATTAAGCGGCCACTGGGCAGTTGCATCCACAACGCGCCTTTAAGCACCTTAAACGTCACCTTACCGGCCTTAAAGGGGCTTCCTTGCTCTTTAATGGCGTCGATGGCCGCTTGGCCCATCAGGAACCAACAGTTCTTCACCTTGGCATAAGACAGCCTGTACGCGTTCACGGCGTTCTCCGCCTGTCCTAGGTCTAACATCACCCCCATGCCTTCAGCGTAGGCCACAAGGCCCTTTGCGCCCTGCCCAAACATGCAACCGAGCACAGCAGACTTGCTGACCTGACGCATGTCCTTGGTCACCTCTTCGTAGGGCACCTTGTACAGGCTTGTTGACGCGAACGTCTTGTACTCGTCCAAACCTTGGCGAAACAACTCCACCTTGTCGTTCTGGCCGGCAATCCAAGACGCCACCCTGTTCTCGATCGATGACAGGTCAGCGTCCACAAAGGTGTACCCCTCTGGCGCCTTGATAGCGTTACGCACAATCGACGAGCACGCGTCCATCACGCGGTCACCGAAGCGCTCTTTCATGGCCAAGTAACCCCCATGCTCCAGACCAATCTGCACCGCGTCTGCAATGTCTTGGTCCTTCATCCACAGCGCGGGTCGCGCGATGTTCTGCAGGTTGATACCCCGACTGGCCCAACGTCCTGTAGAGGCGCCGTGGTAGACCAGACCATTACGAATGCGTCCACCCACCTGCACGTCGGCCATTTTGTTGAACTTAGTGACAGACGTCTTGGAGCCCTCAGAGCGCAACTTCAGCACCTTGTCCACGTCCTTGTCGGTGTGGGTCTTCTTGGCCTCGTTCTCAATTGTTTCGGCCTGCATGTCAGTCAGCGCCACGCCTCTGGCCCTAAACCAATTAAGCAGTTGCTCGCGCTTGGACACCTCAATGCCACCGGTCAGGCGCGTGATCTCTTCGTTGATGTGGCTCATCTCGTGATCCACCACGTTCATAATGTTGTTTAACTCTGTGGGGTTTACTGGAACACCGCGTTGGTTGATCTTCTGTGTAGCCACCCAAACAGACTGCTCGGATGGTGACAGTTTGCGTAACTTTCCGACGATCGCAATTTCAGTCTGCACGTCGCGCTTACAGTACTCAAGCATCTCGGCCATGATCACTGGATCCTCGCTGAACGTGCCGTCGCGCTTGGGTTTGCTCAACAGTTGAATGAGCTTTTTACCGCGCTTGTCTTTTTGGAAGTCTGCCTGCATTACCTCGCCGGCCGTGTCCAAGTCTTGGGGGATGTTGTTTGCGGCCGCGATGGCCATGGAGTCAATGAGTTGCTCCCACTGGATCTCAGGCCACCCAAAGCGGGGGCCTACGCGGTTCCAGATGTGGTGCTCGAACGACGCATTCCATGCGGCGATTAGCCCTTTATTCGCCGCATGGTCCAGTACCCATTGGGGCACTTGGTCGGGCGTCCACACCTGCACGTCGTCCGCGGTAAAACCTGCGGCGAGGCAAATGATTTCTGTTGTGGGGGAGGATGAATAAACATCAAGGCCGTGGACCTTGAGATCGACCCTGCTACGGGTCTCGAAGTCGATTGAAAGAACTGACATAACTGCTCCTAAGGCATGCAGACGAATCTGCGTTAAAAAAGAGCAGGGAAGTTGCCTCCCCTGCTAAAAGTCCAACCAAGGACTCACCATGAAACACACCGAAACTATACCATAGATTTTGTGCGCTTATCAATTTCGCGTTCGATGTACCATTTAGCCTTCTTCAAGTCTTCAATGGCATCCTTCTTTAAATCACAACGCCAGATATACTTAATTGCATTACCCAAGTTAAACCCCATGTGTTCAGTAACTTGGATGCACTCAATACCCGACGGGTGTTCGGTGTAGTGAGGGGGCTTATTAACTACATCTGGCTCGTTCATTTGAAAGCGCTCAGTGCATACTGGTGCAAATGGGCCCACAAACCCATGGCAATAAAGCCAAGGTATGCCGCGCCAATTATTCCCACCAACATGGTGAAAGCACCAAGGACATTCTCACAAATTGCTAAAATTTTGTCTTTCATACCTGCTCCTAAAAGGTGGGATGGTGTGCGCTCCCCCGAGAACCCTCAGAGGCACCACCCCAGTTTAATTATATCTCACAGACGCCGGCCACGCAGGCAAGCATTTGAGCGCCTTCCACGTTATCCTTGTTCTCAGCAAACTTCGCCCACTCAATTGTTGGCATTTGCGCCAACAGTGTGTCGTACTGTTCTTTGGTGCACTCTTCGTACGGGGCCTGTCTGTACGTGCCGCCGTCGTGGGGCAAGAACGACACGCCTGACATTTCGTCAAAGTGGTCCCAAACAAACGCGCCCACCTTGGGCCACTCGCTCTCCTTGACCGATATGGTCACAGAGGGCTTGTGCTCACACCAGTGGCGTTGGTACGTCAGCCACAGACCCAAGTGGTCAATGGCGTCAATGTCGTCGCGTGTGGTCAAACCCTCTGGCGCCTTCTGTGGGAAGCTGAACACGATCGTGTTGTTGGGCTTCATCACGCAGGGCTCGTTGGGGATGCCTTGGGTAATCAAGAACTGGGACAGTGGGTCCTTCATGTCACCGCGCACGCGGCGGATGTAGTAGGGTGAGTGGCGTGGGTGAATGCCGCTTGCTGTGTCTGTCAACTGGCTCACAGTACCGCTAGGCTTAACGGCTGTAATAGCTGTTGAGCGTGGGATACCGAGCAGGTCGGCGTACTCAGCGTTGGCCTCTTCAGCAACCAAACGCAACTGGGGCAACCACAACTCAGCGCCGCTTGTACTGCTCGTAACCTTGTGGTCGTAAATGCCGGTCAAAGACACACCCAACAAACGCTCTTCCTCGGTGTTTCGTTGCCAGACCTTACGCAGGTATGGGAAGTGTGTGAACGTGGCCTGTATGGTGCCTAAAATGGCCGCCATGCGCACCTTCTGCTTTAGGCTCTCCAGTGTGTCCTCAGGACGCACCATCACCTCTGTCAAATTACAGAACTGGTAGGGGCGTAGAATGATCTCACTGCAGGGGTTTGTGCCAAACTCAAAGTTGGGGTCGCGCTTGCCGTACTTGGCCACAGCGGCCTTGGCGGCCTCGCGGTTGAAAATACCGCGCTCACCAGAGTGGCTGTTGTATAGGGACGTCCACTCTTCCAAGAACGTGCCCACAGTGGGCTTGACGTCGTATACGGCGCTGTTGTTGGCCAGTGCGCGGTGTCCTGCTGTTTCCCACCAATTACCTGATTTGGCGTGGCGGATGCGCTCGTCGTTCAGGTCGGACAAAGAGATCATGGCAGAGCGGCGCACGCCACCCACCACAACAACCTCACCGATCTTGCACATCAGGTCGTGGCACTCAAGCGTGTTCAGCTTGCGGCCCTGTGCGGCCTTGAAGATTTTGATTGTGAAGTGGAACAGGTCAACCAGTGGCTCTGGACCGGATGCTCGTCCACCAAAGGTTTTCAGAGGCGCTCCTGCGGCACGTACTTTGCTCACGTCCCATTTTGGGATCTCGCCGGCGTACAGGTTGGCTAACAGCAGGCGGTAAGACTTTGCCCAACCTTCTTTGCTGTCGTGCACGTTGATAACATGGCTGGACTCAAACAGGCGCTCTGGCACGTCGGGCAGTTTGGTGGTGTACTTAGATTCCACAGAGAAGCCGACACCTGTACCACAGAGCAGGATGAACATGGCTTCGTCAAATGACTTGACGTCGTCCACGGGGAGGTATGAGCAGTTGTATACACAGGTGTTGTCACGATCGGCGGCTTTTCCAGAGGTCATCATGGCGCGCATTGACGGCATGATGTGATGGCCAGATATGGCGTTAAAAATATCTTGATACAGGGCAGGATCAAGCTTGGGGGTCTTTTCAAAAATGTAGTTCACGTAGCGGTTTACAGTTTCGTTCCAGTCCTCACGTCGATTTTGATCTGGCATGAACTTAGCGTAACGGCTCTTGTGAATGTATTGTTGGTATTGGTTCATTTTATGGTGATAAATTTTAGAGACAAAAAAAGCCCACGCGTGAGAGTGGGCGTCGGGTGCAACAGAATTTATTCTTCTGTTTTTTCTTTGGCTTCTTCTGCGGCTTTCGCGGCTTCTAAAGCTTCTGCTTGTGGGCGGCCTTGGTCAACAATGGCCATGATGGTCATGTTAACTTCAGCAAAGGGAAGCTTGCCCAACAAACCAAGAATGTGGTTAGTTTCATCGACAGTAAATTCAAGTTTGATCATAATAAATGTTCAGTATATTAAACAAATTAGGGTTGTAGCTTATAAGCTACAACCCACCAACCTACTTAGACCGCGAAGTCCGAAGCGGCAGAAGATCCACCGCCCAAACGATCGCCGTCAGACAACTTTTGCAAGTTGCTCAAACCGCAGGCAATACCCTTGGAGCCTTGTTGGTTGTACGCGTAGAACGTCAAAGACGCCCTGCCGTAGCAACCAGAATACAACTCTTCTGGGTCAATGATTGGGTTCAAATCAGCGTCAACAACGCCGGGCTTTTGGTACGTGTTGGCGTTGATGAAAAACGAGTTTGCGTACGCAGGGTCGTCCTTCTCAGCATCACCATCACGCAGGCCGCCTTTAAGGCCCTTAGGCACTGTGCCACCAAAAAGCGTGGCGCTTGCCGCCTTGGCTTTTTCAAACGCCGCGTTGACTCTGTCAATCGTGTCCTTGTCTTTCTTGTCAATAATGATCGACACAGAAAACTTGGGTGTCATCCCCTCTTCCATTGCAACGGCTTTGAACACGTTGACATAAGAAAAACGAACTTTACCGGTAACCACTTTTTCACTAACTTTGGCCATCTTGGCCTCCTTGTTTACTTGTTCGAGAGCCTTTAAAAAGGGCGGCTCCCAATACCCTACTTACGCAAAATCTTCTCTGGCTTTTGACGGGACCAACTTGGGCTCGCCTGCAGGTTTGACAATCAGGTCACCAAGAATATCTTGGAGGTGCCCCTTGCCCACTTGCTTTTCCAATTGTGCCACAGATTTTAGTGCAGGTGTGGTGAATATATCATCAAACCCTGCTTTCTGCAACTTTTTCGCCGCATCCTCTTGCGCCTCTATTTTACGATTTGTGCTTGTCTGCCCCAACTCGTAACCAGTGGGCACTATGCCATGGTCCGTTGCCTGTGTCAACATGTAATCTTCAACGTCAGAAAGCCACTTGCGTGTCTTTGCCGCGTCTGAGAGTATCTTCATCAACTCAGTTTCTGACAGGAGTGCTGGCGCCTTGAAATCGGCCGCCGCGGCCACGTTGTTAAAGTCTGCACGGGCCCTGCACTGTGACTTGGCCCTGCAGAATTGACAGTGGTTTCCTGCCATGAACTCCCCTTGGCCGGCGTGTGCCTTTTTGGCCTTGGGTTTTACTACATGCACGGCCCAGTCTTGCAAACTTTCTAGCGTCACTGTTTCAGTGGTGATGCTGTCCAGTCGAGGTTGGTGAATGGTGTATTCAACGTGGGTGATGTTTGGGTGTTCATCCTTGTACTTGTACCAACCACCAAGGCCATACAGCCTCAGTTGTGGGTTGTCCGCGGCGTCCACCGGCACCCCCTTGCCGAATTTCAGGTCGATTACTCGAACCTTGTTCTCGCTCATTATGACCACGTCGGCTGTGCCGAAGCCGTCAGGCACCCACTCGCTGAAATCCACCCGTTGCTCAAAGTAAGGGGTATCCCCCTCACCAATTTGCGAACGAACGTAGAGCACGTAGTTGTCTACGTGCGCTTCAAAGTCTTCGTCGTAGTAGGGTGTTGCTTTGACCTCTGCAATCGCCTCGTTATACTCCTTGGCCGTCATCTGTCCAAAATGCCGGCGTAGCTTGGCCTCTGCCATGGTGTGGGCTGTGGTGCCCTCTTGGCTAAAGTCGAACGCGCCGGCTTTTCGTTTAGGTTCGGGGAGTGAGGCCTCTAGTCGCGCGCTTGGTGTACATGACATCCAACGTTTGGACCCTGAGGCACTGAGTAGTGCATGTGTAGCGATGATGCTCTCCTTTATGCAAAGGTGAAAAAGCCCCTCTTGGGGCTTACAAAATGTCGGCACTTACTGACAAGTACCGACGATATGTTACGCCGCTTTTTTGAGCGCCGTAATTAGGTCGGTAACTGCACCTGAAAAATCCAACACGACGTCTGCCTTGACTTCAAGCTTACTGCTCTTGTCGTCGCGGTAGTCAGAGGGGAACTGGCCCCTCAACGCTATCTCAGCCACCCTGCTGTTAAAGGCCTTGTTCTCCACGTTGGCTAGTAACTGGGTTTCCCAGTAAGCCTGTGAGTGGGTAATGGCCATGTCCAGTGCTTCCGCAAACTCTGGGTGGTTTTTCTTAAACGTCTGCGCGGCCGCGGAACTGATTCCGACGCTTGCAAACATCATTTTTTGGGACGCGCCTACCTTGCCCAACTCTATCAGTTGGTCGCACATCTCCGGTTTAAACTCGTATTTGGATTTCGTTGCCATGGTGTATACCTTATATTCAAGGCCTAAAAAGGCCTTTCCTATATAGAATTACCCATTTTGCGAGGGTTTCTCGACCTTCTGCACCTGAGTATTTGCGTCTCTCACCTGCGCACGGGCCTTTGCTTCACGCAGGGCCTCGTTTACAACCAGTCGTGTCACCGCTCCGGCCATTTCCTGAATGCGTTGCTCTTTTGGTTTTACGCCCAAAGATGCTAATAAATTTGTTGCTTCGTTTGCCATTATGCTAATCCTTTTGTTTGCTGTTCTCTAAACTTGCGTAAATCCCGCAATATAAAATCACGTTCGTCTTCGTTCTCAAAGTGCCATATTGACAGCACGTCTTGATCTTTCTCGAACATGGGGTGCTTGGCGTCAACTTGAATGTCTATTGTAGGCCATCCTTGTTTAACATACTCCACGATGTATCCGTTCACAATTTTAACTCCTTTCGTATTTTAGCAACAGCCGCCGCAAAATGATACCGCCAATACTTTTGGGTCACAGCCAAGTCGTGGTAGTTGTACCCCGATAGGTGCGCCTCAATGATTTCCCTTTGCTGTGGGGACAGCTTCTCGGCCACGACGTTGTACACGTCTTGGATGGTGTCTGGCCCCCACGGCGCCCACCCTGCGCCGGTAGTAGGTTCGGAGGACGAATCCTCGTGCTCAAGAGGATCCGGCTCTTCGTCTGAAAGCCTGCGGATGGTGGCGTTTACTTTGATCATTGAAGTTTGAGCGCGTTCATTAACGCGTTTTGCATGTCGATCTTCCCTTCTAGCACGTCCATGACCTGACTGTCAATACTTTTTTGCATGGTCAGGTGGTGAATAATTACAGGCTTTTCTTGCCCCTGTCGGAACAGGCGCGCGTTGGCTTGTAGGTAGTCTTCACTGGACCATGGTAGGTCAAACCAAACGACCTGGGCCGTGTCGCCCACGTTGCACTGCAGGTTCAGGCCGATGCCCACGCTCTTGGGGTGGCAAAGTAGCACTGGGACCTTACCAGAGCGCCACAGGGCGATTGTTTTCTCGTCGTCAGGGCTGAGTAGCACCGCGTCAGGAAAAACGCCCTGAAGCCGTTTTAGGCTGTGTTTGAAGTTGTAGAACACAATTGTGGGTGTGTCGTCCAACATGTCGGTCAGGTATTCCAGTTTGGTGTCATGGATGTGCACCACGTCTTTGGTTTCTGAGTAAATGGCCCCCGCGGTCATTTGCAGTAGCTTGCCTGTGAGCACGCCGGCAGACGCCGCGGTCAGTGTCTCCTCTTCCACCTCGACAACCATTTCCTTGCGCATGGTGTTGTAGGCCTGTTTGGGTCCCTTCTCCCACTCTATGGTGTGCACAATGTCCTGACGCTGTGGCATGGTCAGATAGTCTTCCTTGCGCAGGGATACGCAAATGTCCCCAATCAGGGTGTCGATCTGTTCCTTGGCGTTGGGTCTTAACTTCCAACTCCACACCATGCCCGTCCTACGATCTCGGGTGTCTGGCTCGAAGAACTTCTCCTTGTATGAAGTCATCGATTTGCCGAGACGTTGGCCCAAATCCAATATACCTACTTGGGTCCACAGGTCTAAGTACGACTTCGGGGTTGGTGTTCCTGTAAGTATGTACCTGTGCTCGAAGTTCTTCAATTGTCCCTTCAAGGTCTTCCATCGTTTCGAGGATGGATTCTTGAACCTGCTTGACTCGTCGATCACTAATGTCTTCCAACGCGGTAATGAGGCTTGCTCGAACAGCCAGACCACGTTCTCGACATTGATCAAATACGCGGTCGAATCGCTCTGCAACGCTTTCAACCGATCCTGTGGGCTTCCCACAATGAGGGCAAACTTCATCTTCTCTGTGTGCGTCCAATTTTCTGCCTCCTGTTTCCAAACGTTTTTAATGACGGCCTTTGGCCCAATGATCAGCGTCTTGCCCTCAAGTTGGCTGAGTATTGTCAGGGCCGTGATTGTCTTGCCCAGCCCCATGTCCATCAACAGTCCCATGTGCGGTTGCACCTTGCTCTCCTGCACCAGTCGTTGTTGGTAGGGGTGTAAATTTTTTAATGTCAACATCAGTAGCCTGCTCTTTCCCTTGCTGTAACGTCGTTAACAATGCGATGGCGCGTTGGACGAGTGATGTAGGTATTTGCAGGGTCGCCGATGGGGGGCGGTCGTGCACCTCCATTATTTACCTCCTTTATCTTTTCGTGTGTCCAGTCCGCAACCTTGTATAGCTCGTCTTGTGTTGCGTTGGACTTGATTGTGTTTGCTCTGTTGCTTAACCATGCAACGTTGCCTTTTACATACCCTTTTTCTGGAATGATGCGGTCCAAACTTGGTGAGTCTGGGCCGCTTGATCCCGTAGTGCCTGATTGTCCAAACCCCCAAAGAATTTTGGTTTTGAAAATAGGACAATACTCCGGCGCGATTGCACACAGGTAGTTGTGGTCCAACTCAAATGGAATACCCGCGGCAGTGGCGCGTCGTTTAACGTTGAACATTGTTTTAGCAATGTGTATTCGTTTTTTGGCCTCGTGGGCTTCGTCGTCGGTCATAGTTGGTCAACGAACTCGTCTACTTCTTGTTCGCTCGCCAAAACGTGTGTTACCACGCCTTGGTTGAGCAGTGTCAAGAACATAAACTCCTGTCTTGCGCTTAGTTTTCCCTTTGGGTCCTTCAACTCCACTGGTATCACCTTGCCCTTGTAGAACACTAGCCTGTCCGGCACCCCCGTCATTGACGGGCTCACCCACTTCAGGCACAGGCCCCCCTTCTCCTTTATCTTTTTTACCAGTCTTTGTTCGATTTTCTTTTCGTTTTGCAATCTTGGCAACCTCCACTAAACAGGCCGTGAACATTTGACGCACCAACCATTCGGTCAGGTACGCCCGTGACTCTTCACCAAAATCCTCCACCTCCTCACCAATGTGTTCGAGCACACGCGCCACCACGTGTGTGGCCTCATGCGCCACAACACTGGCCAGCAGGGCCGCGTTGTCAACACACTCGATCAGGTTGAACACCACGATGACAATAGCCTCCTTGGCTGTAGAGAAGCTGTGTGTCTCCGCGATGCCCAACTCTAATGGTGCCATGTCGGGCTGTGCCGCTATGCCGTGGTCCTTTAGCACCTTGTAAAAAGCCTGTGATGTAAAGCACATCTTTACAGGCACCGGAAAGAACCCCACGTCAACGTGAAAATATGCGTTGCTCAAAATATCTCCTCCCGTTCAAAGTTGCTGATACTGTCCACGTACTTCTGTGCCTTCGGTTTCAGCTTCAAACCAAGGTACACGTTGGTCAACTCACCCTCGATGCGAACCCTTGCGGCCGTCACGCGATGGTCCTGCGTTGCCGCAAGAAACCTGCGCTTGAACGCCATGTCACTTCCGGGCGGTATGTTCTTTGCGGTGGCCCATTTGCGCCAACACACGAACACGTCGTCCTTCAACGAATGCGCCTCTAGGTCGTAGTCCAGTGCGTCTGTCACGAACGACCCAATTGGGTTGCCCAACTCCTCCATCAACTCCAGTAACTCGCGCCCTGTTGTTGGTTGTTGGAACCGCTGACCCTCGCGTGCCATGCGTCGTTGTTGTCCTGCAATGGCCCAGTTAAAAATGGCAGGCAACTCTTTGGCCAACTTGTCGGCCAACATGGTGTCCTCTTTGCCGTAAAAACTGTTGCTCATCTTCAGCACAATCATGCGCCCTGTTAACGCGTTTGAATTTTCTGTTAACTGCAAGGCCTCGTTAGAGTAGATCACAATGCGCGTTGGCAAATAACCACTCCAAGCTTCCTTGTTTTTTCTGTTCACAGTCACAGTATCCCCGCCAACAATCCGGAGCAATTGGCTCACTACAGCACCCCTGTTGCGCTCCGGTGCTCGTGCGTCCGTGAAACTCGCTAGCAATTTTCCTAGCCATGGTTGCAGTCCAAAAGTATCGCATAGTTCGTCCAGTTGTGGCGCTACTGTGTTGTGTTGCCCCAAGAGGCTCACGAGCACCTTGTTGATCGTTCCCTTACCAGAGCGGCGCGGTCCAATGATGTTAAAGAATTTCTGCTGTGATGAATCACCACTCAGAATGTAGCCGAACATCTCCTGCAGGCACGTAATGCTCTCAGGGTCGTCGTTCCAAATGTCCTGCAAGAAACGCTCCCACGTTGGGCATGTTGCGTCAGGGTCGTACGCAAACGGCAAACTGTTCTGCGTAAAGAAACCCAAGCTGTGGGGTATCAGCATGTTTTGCTCGGTGTGAAAAATGCCGTTCTCAAGTGACACCAGTTTGCTCGGGTCCGGCCTGTCTTTGCCATACCCCTCAAGCCACACCGGTGGTTTGGTGTTGGCCGTGTTGGGCAGGTGGGTGACTGCGTGCACCGCGTCTAGGATCGCAGACACGTGCGCAGGCGTCGGGTTGAACGGCATCAGGTTCTGCTTCTTGTCGTACTTCTTGCACCGGTCCAAGAACGTGTACAACATAGAACGCACTGTGGCCTCTTCAATGTCTTGGTAGTGTGTGCCCTTGTACTGGAACATGTCGTTCGCGTACGTGGTCAACGACGTGCCTTCCTCGCACGTGAACTGACTGGCCAAGAACTCTTTGGCGTGGTTAAGTGGGCCGCCTGTGAGCACCTTCTCCCCGTTGGCCACCACCGCGGCCTCTTTGGCCTTGTTGACCTTGAACACCAGTGAACGCAGTGTCGTGCCACCTGTGCCACCAAAGCTGTCCCACTTGGCCGCACACTGCCCTGCCGCGTAGGCACCGCAGGCCCCGTCGTTATCAGACCACCGGTCCCACAACTCCAGTGCCTCGTAGTCACCACCGAACTGGTGGTGTAGGGCCATGCCCACTGCCAACCATTCTGTGTAGCCACAGTCGGGGTCTAATAGGGTCAACAGATCGGTTTCAACACGGGCCAAGTCCCACCCTTCCAATGGTGGGCTGTAGTCCGCAAACGAATCCCCCGATCGGTAACTTCTACGTGCAGGAACGATGTGTTGCAGGTCTTGTTCCTGATCGGGAATGTTGCCGCCAAGGGTGTGGCCTGTCACTGTGAAGTAACGGCCCTTTGGGTAAATTTCGAGACCCTTCTCGTGGTCAACGTGCGCGGCGTGTAGCTGTGCACGCGTGAATATCTTAATGCCTGTGCCTGAGGGGCTGACCTCTGCGTAGCCTAAAACAGCGTCTTTAATGGCCTGCGCTTCAGGCGTAAGAGACGTTGGACCCTGAACGGCATCCACGCAGTCGTCCAAGTCAATGCCCATGATGCCGTCGCTACCATCAAAGACAAAGCCAACACCATCGAAGCGGCCAGTTTGATATGCTTCTTGTGCATGTAAAAAATCACACCATGTTGTTGGGTTTGTGGAACTTGCTGACGACCCATTTGATTGCAGTGGTAACTTTGACCACCGCTTGTTCGACCCTTCCCCAACCTCGACCAACCTCCAAAGAACCCAACGGGATATTTTCTTGAGGCTGATCGGGATGTTCTCGAATTGAACCGCTAGTGCTGTTGGTTTGTTCATGTGTTTGCGCCTTTGTGTTTGGTGAATAGTTTATCATTTTTTGACACCCCTCAGTGTGTCGTACGCTGTTTCTCGCGCCTGCTTCATTTCCATAAGACCCATTTCGGTCTCTTTAATCTGCTCGTCCATTTCGTTGATGATCGCCTGCCCGTACTTCTCCGCGGCCTCCTCGGCCGTCAGGTCATCGCGTGATGCTTTACCAAGTACGCTGTCGTTGTCTTGTGGTCCGTGATACCCAAATTGTACAACGCCCTGCATTTCCAGTATGGTGATCACCACCATAGGCATGATTAGCACTATGGCCAATGCTGTGATGGGGTCTAAAAAATACCCGACCACCGACGCAAGTATGGCGCCAAACAAATAGATTGCGTAAATTATTTTTTTCATCCCATTTCCTGACACATTTTTAAAGCCTCGATCACCAACTCGTTTATGTTGGCCATTATTTGTTTGCTGTCTGCCTCGTATTTGTAGTGCAGGCGCAGTTGTTCTGATATGTCCAGTAGCGCAAAAATCGCGTCCTGCCCGTGCAGTGCGTACCGCAGTTTGTCCTCGTCGTCGGGGTACTCAAACTCAAGTATTGCCTTCATTTGCTTGCTCCTTTTTGTTTAATGCCTTGGTCCAAACACGAATGTAATTGCAGTCTGCTTTTGCGGGACACTTTTCGCAGTCTGGTTTTTGGCCACTTGTATTGGCCCCCCTGTTGCGGTACATGTACAGTGCTTTTTGCAGTCTGTAAATTGGAAACTTCTCGGCAATCTGCATGAACAGGTCGCCGTCTTCGCAGGTCTTTATGATGGCAATTTTCTCGTTGAACCCTTGAATGTATTTAAACACCTTTGCGCGGTACATACCAAAGTGGCGCCACCCGTGTTGGTACAACTTTTCACTGTCGTACGTCGGGCTTGCTGAGTAGTACTCGACTTCGTTCTTGATGTTGACCTGCACCATGTCTGAATAGATCAGCATGGTGTCTGGCCGCGCTTTAAACGCGTTGACCATCTCTTCAATAGCCCACCGCTCTAGCATGTCGTCGCTGTCCAAGTGGCCAATCAAATCCCCCGTGGCTAAGTTGGCCAATATCTGCCTTGTTCGGTTGATTCCTTTATTGACCTCGTTTCGGCCGACAAGAATTCTGTCGTCGTCCTGTGCTAGTGCGTTGGCTAATTCGTAACTGCCGTCTGTTGACCCGTCGTCTTGAATTAACAACTCCCAGTCCTCATACGTTTGGTTTTGCACACTCTCAATAGCCTCCTTGATGTATGTTACTGTGTTGTAGCACGGCATCATAATTGTGATCTTCACGCCTTGCTCCAGTCATAGTCGTCGTCATCTTCGCCCGCACGCGCGCGTTCTTCAAATATGTATTTGGGTTGGTGGTTTTGTGTGTAGTCTGCCCACGCTTCTTCGTAGCGCATGTACTCTGTGTTTGGAATGAAGAGGGGCGTCAGGCGCCCGTCCTCTTTGACTGAACCTAGACAACGTGTGGCGGGTGTGCGCGTTGCGCGCCACACCTTTCTCGCCCGTCGCACACGTAACCACGCCTCCCTGACCTCCTCGGTCCACTGTGCCGCCTTCTCAGGCGGTAACTTTTTTAGGTTGGCTTCGTATACTGCGCGCTCGTTGTCTGTCATGTCTTAGTCCTTCGGTGTTAAAAGTTTGCCTTCAGCAATGGCGGTTTTGAGCACGCCAATAAAAGCAAAATTTAGCAGGTACCTTGTTGCCAGTGGGCCCATGTTAATGGTGCACTCACAGGACCCGTCGTCGTTCTCTTTGACTGTCTCTACGTTGATGTAGTCAAAATCTTTAAGGTCAACTTCTGAGATCATAATCAACTCGCTAGTTTGTACAGGCCGACGTTTGCAAACGCGTAGCCTAAATACGTTAGACACATGGGTATGTTGTCCTTGAGCCCCTGCTCAATTGCCACGCCCGCATAGATCAGCCCCGTCAGGGCTATTAGCCACCCGCTCATACTCTTCCTCCACCAGTTTAGTGAACTTCTTCAACTCTTTGTCGTAGTCGCAGGACCAGTCTATCGTGGCGCCCTTAGGCTTCCAGTCACAGTCCGACCACATGACAAACCCCGCCTGTTCTGCTAATTGTAGCATTCTAGCACGTTTCATGCCAACCCCCTGTATGTTAATTCGGGGCACTGGTATGTGGTGCCCTTCCAGTCTGCGTGGTAGGCGCTCCTGACCTTGTTGGCCTCGAACTCGGCCGCCTTCCTAGCCTTTGTGGCACGCTTGTACGCGTTTATCCTGTCCCTGTTGGCCCTTGCGTACTCGCGCTCTGTTTCGCGTTTACGCTCTAGGCGCTTTCGGTTTGTTTCCCACACGTCTCGTATATCGCCTTTAGCCATGGTTTTTATCCTTCAGTTTGGTTTCGATTAACCTAGCAAATCGGATTGCTTGCCAGTCCTCTTCAATGATAAATTCAAAACACGCCTCAATCTCCTCGTCTGTCAGGGGCCTCCATGGGCGCACGTAGTCCTGAATGTCGTCGTCTATCTGCCGCTTGCGCCACCCTGTTGTCATGTCAGCCCCCTCTTCGCGCATGGCGCGCGTTCTGCGAACACTGCCGCCAGTAGGTGGTCGGCCCCCCTGTTGGGCCCGTGGTACCGCCCCAGTCCCTCGCGCGTCCACTTGAGCAGTGTGTCCCTCGTTGGTGGCATGCCTGCGGGACAGTGCACGATGCCGGTCATGGCGTCGTAGGCGCCTAGCACGTAGCCCGTTGCCTGCACCGCCTCCGGTGTGTACGGGTCCTTGAGTGCCGCCTGAAGTTGCATGATCGACAATTGTTGAGAGTGAGCACTCACTTCAAATAGGGCGCACGCTGTGATGATGAGGGTTTTAAATACGGGGTTCATGTCTTTGCTCCATCTCAGCCGCTAGGCTGTCTAGTTGGTCGTGTGCGTCGGGGTTCCATATTGCGTCGTCTATCGTGGCGCCCTGTATGGTCGTGTTGATGGTCCACCTGTCTGCCTCTCTGGTAAACAAGGGCCGCAGGTACCGGCCAAGCATTGCGTCCGCAACAAGCCTGTCTGCACGCGCTCGTTCTAGCTCGTAGGAGCGTTTATACGCTTCTACTAAATTTATCATGCGATCTATCATTTTAATCCTCAAATAAATTAGATTTCTTCAAATTGTCTGTTGCTGAAATAACTTGCAAATTCCATGGTACATGCAAACCACATACATTTTTGCCTTGTAGGGGCACTATATGGTCTACATGGTACGTCAAACCGGTATAAAGCCTAAAAGCCAAGGCCACAGTATAGAACGTTTCTATCTCGTCTAGTTGATCTTTTGTCAACCAAGGAGGTGTACGTTGTAATTTAGCCGCACGCCTCTTTGATTGAAAAGCATTATATTTTTCTTGGTTTTTTAATACATATCGTTTTTGGCGTATTGCCAAACCGGCTTTGTATTTTTCGCGATGCTTTATACGATTGCGTTTTTGTATTTCTTTTGTTTTTTCAGGGTTTGCTTTTCTAAATCGTTCGCTATTTATTTTATTTTTTTCTTTATTTTTAGACAACCATTCACGAGATAAAGTTGCTTGGCATATTTTGCAATGTCCACGCAGTTTATCTTTTGTTGAACTGTGTTTATTGAATAAAGTATGTGGCTTTTGTTCGCCACATTTGGTGCAAAGCTTGGTTTGCATTTGATGTGTCCTCCATGACTAATTGATGAGGTAGCCACTGATGGAGCAGTGGCGCGGGCTCATGACTTCCCTTCCCTCATAACTAATTACCCATGGAGGACAATCAAAATGCCCTATTCTTCGCTCTCTTCTATTTGGTCTCGTTTGTAGGCGTCCAGTGAGACGGGTTGTCTCTGGCTGACAACGAGTCTATCACGGACCCTGCTCTCCGACAAGCCTGTTATCTTGGCCACCTCTTTGGTGGTTGGCTCCCTGTTGAGCACTTGGGCCAACTCGCTCTCCACGCGCTTGATCTTGCGCAGGTCCTCCTGCACCGCCACGGGTACGTGGATCATTAGGTTTTTGTTCTCCACCGCACGCAGTACTTGGCTTTTGACCACTGTGCGCGCGTAGGTTGCAAACCTTCCTTGGGGCTTCCACCTGTGTGCCGCCTTCATGAGGGCCATGTAGCCCTCTTGCAACAGGTCGTCGCGGGTCATACTGCCTGCCATGTCCCATTGAGGGAGTTTTTGCACGATGTAAACCACGAGGCCCATGTTGGCCTCCACCAAGCGCTCGTGGGCCTCCTCGTCACCCTGCACAATCCGGTGGTGCAGGTCGATCTCTTCCTGCGCTGTCAGTAGGGGTCTTCTCATTATCGCTCCAAGGTTAGGCGCTCAATGTGGCGCGCAAACTTAATGTCGTTCTCTGTCACGTCGTTGGGGTCACACTGGTAGACTGCAGTGGCGCAGTCCACGATCTCTGTGGCTGTGAGTGGGGTATATCCGGCATTTTGGTAATCCATCATAGCCTGCACGCCATCCTCCCTGCCGGCCTGATACGCGTCCCACCCTTCACAATCGCACACGTACCGGTCTGCACTGTGGCTTGCTTGCCTGTTAAACCCGTGTGGTGCCTTGGGGTGTGGGTTGCATTTGGGTATTTGCGGTTTTGGCTCTATGACAACCTGCACGCTGTCCCATATCGCGTGGTTCAGTATCTCTGTCAGCTTCAACGCCTCTTCTTTAGTCATGAACTGGCTCCTTAATTGTTACCTCGGACCACGCGGGTAAGTGCACCACATCACCCTCTTTGTTTTTACAGTATGAATACGCCCCGTCAACTCGATAGAAGTAAATCTCTTCGCCATCTTCCAAAATGACTGTGGTGTGTCTTGGCACTTCGTATAGCTTCATGATTTCTCCTTATCGTACGTAAACGGCCTGCACGCGCTCGTGGCCTTCGTGCCGGTCCTCCTCGTTGATCAACTCGTGGGGTCCATAATACCAGTCCTCGTGGACATTGAGTGCTATGGTGTGCTCACTGGTGTACCCTGCCTCCTCCACGCCCCCTTCGTAGCCTGACACGACCACCATGATGTCAGGGTCGTAGGTCTGCAGTTGGGCAATTAAGTCTTTCACCTTCATGTGTTCTTCTCCTTGAGTTTGCACTCGTAGACTGACTGATTCACCCAAAATCCACCAAGCTTTTCGCATTCATGGGCGATTGTTGAGGCTGACATAGCCCACCCAAAACCAAATGTGCATGCAAGCACTATTGCCGCAATAAAACCTTCAAACATTGTTCTTCTCCTTGTTTTTACTGTACCCATAAAGAACGGCCGGCAACAATTTAACGTGGCGTGTCGGTGGGAAAAACATTTTGAAAATTAGGTTTGTATTGAACAACTTAACTCGCATCGTTTTTCTCCTTAACTTTTGCTTCTACGATTTTAGCAAATCCATGCGGGTCGTTGTACCAGTCCTCGTTGTCAACAAGCTCATTTATCTCGTTGGGTGTCAGGCCGACCCACTCTCGCTTGGCGTCCCTCGCGCCAAGAAACCGGCCGCGTGGGGTGCAGGGCCTCATGCAGGTGGTGTACTCACCACAGCAGGGTTTTGCGTGCTGTAGGCCCTCGATCAGGGCCATGCGCAACTTGGACCTGCGCTCTGCCTCGTTGAAGTCATCTTGGTTCATAGGTCGTACTCCTCGTCGATTAGTGGCCACACTAGCAGTGGGGTGTCCTTGCCAATATACGCGTTATCTATGTTGAAGTCAATGAAATCCATGGCCTCGTCCCACTCCATGCCGTCCCGCTCCATAAGTATGCTTACGATTTCCTTGCCACTGTACACAAACACAGGCACACGTTCACCTGCTTGGTACGTCATGGTTGACCCTATGATCGCCTTGTCTAAGTTGGTCCATCTTTTCATTGCGTTCTTTCTCCAGTTGTTGTTTGAGTACGTACCTAGCGTCGGGCCTGCTTGCAAACCACCTGCTTAGTCTACCATCGTCGTCCTGCAATAACCCTTCGGGCCATCCAGTCTTTTTAATGTCTTGTCGTGCCATAAGTTATCCACAGTTGTAAAAAAGCAACACTTTTAAAAATGAATACTTTAGTTTAGTTTTGTTCAGGGTGTTCA